TGGATGATGGTACAGGCACTGCAACCTACGGAAACATCAACCGAAGCACGGACACTTGGTGGAAGAGTAAGCAGTACGCTGCCGGCTCTGTAAACCCCACTCGCCAGAACGTCCTCCAGTACATTTCAGGTACTGTGAAGAACGGCGCAGAGGTTCCGACCTTTGGTGTTTGCGGCTTCGGTACATGGACTCTCTTGGCTCAAGACTATGTAGGCCAAGAGAACTACATGATTACCCCGGGTTCTGGATTTGATGGTGATGCCAATGGCCCCCAGGCTGCGTTCCGCGCCCTGATGGTTGCTGGTGTGCCGATCTATCCTGATCCGTACTGCCCAGAAGGTACTCTCTACCTGTTGAACACGAACTATCTGTCCATGTACATCCATGAGCAGGCTTCGTTTGCGTTTACTGGCTTTGAGTCCACCCTGCCCAACTTCCAAGTTGGCTATGTCGGCGCTGTGTTGATGATTGCTGAACTCGTCAATACTAAGCCTAAAGCCATGACGAAGATCACGGGCTATAACTCACTTAGCCTGTAAGGAGGAAAAATCATGTCTTTAGCGATTACTAAAATCCTTCTTGCTGGTGCCAATGCAAACAGTGACGGTGCTTACTTCCAAGCAAGCACCATTGCTGTAGCAAACTCCTCGTCAACTGTTGTTGCTGCTGGAACGTACTATGTTTACCCGACTGCTAACGTAGCAATTCAGGTAAACAACAATTCCAACGGTAATGCCTTTGCGAACGTGTATGCCGGTGGCACTGGTGGATTGGTCATTTCCGATGGCGTAAACGTGCGTCTTACCGAGTATGCAGGCAGCGGCAACGCTACTGTCAACGTGGTAACGATTAACGGTGGCGAACCTGCTGGCTCAACCTACGCTTAAGGAGGCATCATGGACGCTAACAAGGTAGGCAACCAACTACCTAACAGATTCGGTCAGATTCTGTTGGGACAGTTGATTAGCGCAAACATGAACTCCACTGGCGATCAGCAGATCGTTATCTTTTCGGCGCCTGCCAAGTACATCATTCGTCGCATTGTGGCTACCAATGCTTCCACCAGCCTAACCACGGCTGTTGGAGGCATTTATCCCGCAGTGAGCAAAGGTGGAACGGCAATCGTAGCCAACTCCCAGGTCTATAGCGGTCTTACGGCTTCTGGTAAGTTTGTTGACCTGACTGTGGCTTCTGGCTATACCTCTGGCGGTGATGTTCTGACGGTTAAGAGCATTTATCTGTCGTTGACTACGCCTCAAGGTGCTGCGGCTACTGCTGATATTTACGTTTATGGAGATATTGTCACGCTATGAGCGACTTATATGTGACCAACAATGGCGTAGAACCCCTCGTAGACTCTTACGATGGGACTTCTTATGAGTTTCTGCCCGGTAAGGAGGTGCAGATACCAGAGATTGTTGCAAAGCATATATTTGGCTATGGCGATGACAATAAAGAGCCGTATTTTGTAAGACTAGGATGGATGAAGATGTCTAGTGACTTTCCTGCCGCAAAAGACAGGATGAATCAGTTTTCGTTTTCATCTACCTCGACCAAAACCGTCCACTTGTCAGCCCCGGTGGTGGAACGAGTAGCCGCGCCCATGCCTAAAGCACGGGTTGCGGCGAAAGTTGCAGCACTATCAAGCAATGAGTAGATATGGCAACCACTCTATCGGGCTACATCACAGAAACCCGGCGATTGTTGCATGATGTTAATGCAAACTTTTGGACAAATGCCGAACTAACTGACTACATCAACGATGGTCGTGGACACCTAGTGCAAGACACGGGGTGTAATCGCGTTCTTCAGAACCACACAATTACCACTGGCACAGAAACAATCGACTTTTCTGCTCTGCCAGAAGGCATAAGAACCCTAGATGTACTCAACGTAATCCTCTACTGGGGGAATACCCGTATACCGCTGTACTACCTGCCGTGGACTGACTTCAATGCTCAGTTGCGCTACTGGCAGACCTATACCGGCAGGCCCATTGGTTTCTCCATGTACGGGCCAAAGAAGATTTATATCTCTCCCACGGCAGATCAAAACTATGCCTGCGAGATTGATACGGTTGTTGAGGCTGAAGATCTGACTGATTCCAGTCCTGTAGAGACGCTTCCCTCTCCTTTTACCGAGGCAGTGCCGTTCTATGCGGCTTACCTAGCCAAGTATCAGGAGCAGTCCTACGGGGAGGCAGAGATATTCAATCAGGAATACAAGAAGCACGTTCTTCAGGCACTAAATACTTCATTTACGCGCAGACTACCGACACCTTACATAGCGGGGTACTGACATGGCTGCGGTAGAGCAGAAGAAAAGTTATGCCGTAGTCAAAGACTTCAAGGGTGTAAACACCAAGAACTCCCGTACCGTGATCGGAGACGGAGAGTTTGGCTGGCTAGAGAACGCCATGCCTATCGGTTTTGGCAACCTTAAGACCGTTCCAGCCAACGAACAGCTTGCAAACGTCACTTGGACGGCAAATACAGCCTTTCTAGGCTCAGTAAACATCAACAACAACGAGTATGTACTGTCGTTTAACGACAATGGCAGTGCTAACTACGTCAACATTACGACTGGTTCCACGGGAAACATAGCTAATGCAGGCACGTTTTCCAACTCAGGCGTAGCAATTACGCAGTGGAAGAACGAACGTGCGCTGATTATTGACCCAAACAACGGCTATAAGACTTGGGATGGCGTAAATCTCCACGATATAGGGGCGGTCAACAGCATTACGGTCAATGATGGCGGCTCTGGCTACCTAGCATCCAACACTACCGTCACTTTTAGCGCCCCAAGCCAAGCAAATGGCGTTACAGCTACCGGCGAGGTAGTGCTAATTGGCAACGTAGTCTCAGAAATTATCCTTACCGAGGCGGGAATAGGCTATACCTCGGCCCCTGGCATCACAATCTCTGGTGCTGGCTCCAATGCCAATGCGACCTGCACGATCCTAGACCAGAATGGCATCGACATAGCCACGTTCTCAGGCAGAGCCTGGATTGCTAGTGATCGAACAGTGTTCTATACGGCAGCAGACACCTACAACGATTTCTATAGCATCTCTTCTGGCTTTTTGACCATCTCAGATTCTACGTTGCGAACAAACATCTTTCGCATTTTGGCGGCTAACAACTTCCTCTACGTCTTTGGTGAGGACTCCATTAACGTTTTCTCAGATGTGCGGGTGGATTCCAACACGGGTGAAACGCTGTTTACCAATACCAACGTCTCTGCCTCTGTTGGCTCTAATCTAAAACACGCTATCTTCCCGTACTTTCGTTCAGTCCTTTTTATGAACGACTACGGTGTGTACGCACTAGTGGGTGCCACGACTACCAAGATCAGTGATCCGCTAGACGGTGTGTTTCCGCTTATAGACTTCAATAGCCCGATTAGCGGTGGTCAGTGCCTTATCAACAACATCTTGTGCGCGGTCTACAACTTCCGCTACAACGACAATGGCACCTTCCGCTGGATACAGGCGGCGTTTTTTGAGCGTAAGTGGTTCTTTACCAATCAACTTCCTGACTGCTACTTTGTTGTACCCTCAGTAAGTGATGGATTCTTGAACCTATACGGCTCTACTGGCACTGATCTGTACCAGTTCTATGAGGATGAAGAAACTGGAGTGGGTGTAGAGATACAGACGGCTCTCTTGCCTATGGGCGATCCTATTCGGGACAAACAGGCGCTAAAGATTGGTATTGAAGCAACTCTAGGAAACTTGCCAATTATCCTAGAAGCTTTTGTAGACTCTGAGTCAAACCAGTCTCCACCAATTACATTTCTAAATACGGCAGTCTGGGTCAATAACGTAGGAAACACCGTAAATTGGTTGAACAACAGCAGCCAAATTATTTCTTGGTTGGCAAGTCTTTCGTCTGGCGCGGGTTACTATCTATACAAATCTGACGCAAAAATGTACGGAAAGTACCTAGGAATGACGGTGACAGCCACTGCTACCCCATTTACAATAAATGGGTTCCAAT